ATTAAAATTAGTTGCTGGCGGCGTCCAGGTTCCTATTTGAATATCGAAAATATCTGGATTTGATTCATACAGAATAAATTCCCAAACCATGTTTGGAGAACCAAGAGTTCCAGTTGCAGCGTTAGTTCCCTCGTATCTTATTCTGAATGTTCTTGTTGGAGCAGTTCCGAATGTTCCATAATACACTCTTTGGCAAGATGCTTCGCCAGCCCCTATCTGTAAATTTGCCCAGTTTGGTGAAGTTGCTGTAAAAGTTTTTAATGTGGGGTTAATAATCGATTGGAATGAAATCCAACTGTTTGTGTGAACAATAAGAGCATTGCTATCAGATCCAAAAACATTATGATTGAATGGTAACAAAGCTGATAGACTAAAATACCCATCGTCATTTGTTCCACCTGAAGGTGTTGTTAAATTACTAGGGAATGAAGCAGTTGCAGTTAATGATGCCGTGATTGATGTGACAGTTGCACTGCTATAATCAACAGAACCAGTAACCCAAACATTCCTATCTGAATCTAAAGCTAATGCAGTTCCAAAATCTTGGTTTGTAAAACCATAAGCATGTGCCCAATATTCTCCCGATGGAGATGTAGTATTATATGAAGATGCTGATGTAATTCCTGTAGTTATTGAACCATCAAAAACAATATTTGAAGCATCTATATACGCGCTACTAGAATATGCTCCATTATTATATGGTTCATCAGTATTTAAATTAATAATAGAAGAACTAAATCCAGTGGTATGGATAATTCTTGATGTTTGATAAACTCTATTAACTGGTTCGTAGAGAACGCCAGTTGGAGTTCCTTGTGTAAAACTTCTGAGTGTGGTAGTTGGAATAGCAGCAACAGAAACCTGTGAACCCTTACGCACAGCAAAGTTTCCATAGCTGCCTGTAGCCATGGAAACGACGCCACCAGTGTAGGTAAATACTGCCATATATTATCCCTCTAAAAAACAGGGGTGAGGATACAATACCCCCACCCCAACGTAAATAATATAAATGTGATATAAAGTATATATCAGGAGAGCGAAACGTTTAGAGTGATTTTGATTTGGTCACCGTTGTTCTGAATGTAGTATGGACCATTGGTGAACTTCTCAAGGAACATGATGCTGTCGTAAATGACTACACCGTTTGCACCACCAGTTACTGATGCTGCGTTATCAATCGCAGGAATTGTCTCAAATGAGTTAGCATCTGGGCAATGATTGATGATATATGTTCCAGCAACTAGAGTTGAGTTACCTGACTGACGAGCGAGGTATACAACGTCACCAGGAAGACCACCGTGAGCAGTTGCGGCAATTGCTCTGAATGCTGCGGTGATGGTTCCAGAAATGGTTGCGTTAGCGTTCTGACTTAGAGTGATGATACCAGTCATTGGATCATAACCATTAACCTTCGTGCTAGCAGGAATACCAGTTCCGCTGATATCCTGACCTTGTGCCCATCTTCCTTCGTAGAAGCTAACGGTTCCAGAAACGGTTCCCGTGCAAGGAACTGAAAGTGAAATCGTTGTTCCGTTGATAGCAGTTACACGAGCATAAGGACCAATACCAGTTCCAACAGCATACTGACCAACAACAATACCAGTAGCAACGCTGACTGTAAATGATGAGTTGTTGAATCCACCAGCAGAACCAGTTGGAGTTGCTACAGCATTAACTTGGCAATATGGTGAACCAAGAGTGTTGGTAGCAAAACCATTAGGACCACCACTAGCAGTAGCAGTTGAAGCAGTTCCAGTTAGAGCAGCATTAGCGGCAACTGTAATAGAAGCAGTAGTATTGTTTAGGAAACTTTGTGCGATACTGTTTGCACGGCAAACCATGTAACCATGAATATAAGTATTACCTGAAGTGAAGGTAAATGTTTGCTCGGGGTATGAAGCAGTTGTAGTGTCAGTACCTTCTGCTTGTGTGCAGGTCCAGTTTGAACCATCAAGAAGTTTGCCATACTGGTTAGCATATGGAGCGTCACATGCTGGATAACCAAGTGGAGTTGATGCTGCTGTGCCACCTGAAGCATATGTGTATGGTTCTTTGATGGTTCCAGTAGCTGCTAGTAAGCTAGTTGGAGTATCTGATTCGGTAGGACCAGCCCAAGAAACGCTAGTCGCTGTTGATAGAAGTTTTAGAATTAAGTTTGTTGGCTTCGCAAGACCATAGTTAACTAGGTAACGAAGAGATTCCTGCTCACCGATATTGGGAACTGTTAATGGCATTTGAGATTTCCTCCAGAAATTCCGTCTGTTATTTGACTACTATTATTTATCACAATTTTAATTTCATGGCAATCATAAATTGTTTAATCAAGTCACAACTCTCTACTTCAAAACGTAATATATCTCCAGCATTTAGAATAGTATTCCAAGTCGAAAGACCATCATCTTTATTCTTTGCTTGATTTGAAAGAGTTGGTTTTTCAGTGCCAGTTATTGAAGAAAACGATGGGTAATTTTGATAGGTCGTTCTCTTTACATCAACAACGAGATTACCTGGCGTGTCTGCTACCAGTGTCCAGGATTCTATAGTGCCTGTTACATCAAGCGTAACTTGCCCTTTAATACCCGTTCCTATCACATTAGGAGAGGCATCAACCACATAATTTATCGTTCTTGTGAGGTCTGCTGTGGTCGCCATAGCGACTATAAATGAATCAGACCCACCAGAAGGAGCTACTGTGAAAGTAATCTGGTCATCTAAAATAGTATAATCAACTCCTGGTTCCAGAACAACGTTGTTCAAAGAAACAATGAGTTGCTGTTCATTTACTGGATAATAAGGTTCTCCATTTACTTCTAAAGCAAAAGTTGTCAATGAACCATTAAATTGAGATGCAATATCATCAACTAAAAGGTTTTGATATTGGTTTGATTTGCTAGGTATTTCATAACTAACACCAATATTGAATTGATCATTTTGTCCCAGTATAACATTATAGTCTGTCATAGCACTCCTGGGGTTACTTCTACCAATCCTTCAATAACTCTTGCTTTAACGTTATTTGGAGAGATGAGAATTATCTCGTAAACGTATCGCCTCGATTTCAAATTTGTTGTGTTAGCAGCACTCATTGATATAGAGATTTTTCCCGCAGACCTACTTACATATCCTAAGTCAACTGATATTGGAGTTGCCTTGGAAGCATGTGAAGTTTTCATTTTACACGTTCCAGTAAATCCAGACAGATTTAATGGTGTGCCATCATCGTTGGTAACGGTGAAGGTTGCATAGAAATCCGTACCCTGCTCTATAACTAGATTAATTGGTACTGCTGCCATTTAATTATCCTTTTAAATTATTTATCTTCTAAGTCAGTTGTGTCTATCTCAGGTGCTGGAATTTCTTCAGGTTCTTTCGAAAGTAAATCTAAAGTTTCTAGACCACCTTGAAGTTTTAATTTGTACTCTTGCGCTTTCGTTAACTCTTCTTGAAGTTTTACAATTTTACCTTCAACATCTGCCAATTGAGTTTTGAAATTTTCTCTAAGTTGAGTCGTATCCATTGTTTTAATATAAAATGATAACTATAATATTTATAGAGCCTGTGCAAACATCTCTGTGCGAGATAGATGTAATAGGTCTGTAGCACTTAATCCAGAAATAGAATCGACGAGAACTCCTTGACTATTGAAGAACATAGCAATAAATTCAATACCATTCAAAGCGTTCCTGTATAGAACACAATAACCAGTAGAGGCATTTGTTAATCCATTTAAACTAAATGTTGTGCTATCTAATCTAGTTGATGTCGTTGTTATAGTTCCTTGTGTTCCTGTAATATCAAAAGTAACAGTTTGGTTTGTAAAAGAAGATGGTGTTTTGCTAAGAGGAATTTTAACAGGACCAACTGCATCAGATGCCGAATAATTACTCAAAACTATAGTACCAGCAGGGAAAAATGCTCCACTAGAAACTGTCATTCCCTTTGTAATACCACTGACATTAGATCCAGCAGGTATTGTGATATGATTATATCTAAACGTTACTGTGACGTTAGTTCCAGATGCACCACTATTTGGATAAGTACCTGTAGTTGGAGCAACTCCAGTCGCACTTACTAGAGGAACAGTTGTGGAACCAGTATTATAAGATGCTGCAACATACCATGTTTGAACTGGTATAACAGCACTACCAGTGGTTACTTCCATGCCAGCTTCGATGTTTGCTGCGTTAGTAACAGTAATAAATGTTGCATTTGTGGTCCATGAAGCTGTCTTTGAGTATGTCATGTTGGTAATATCATTTGCTCCTAAAGTAATACCTACCTTAGTAAAACTTCTTGTAAAATTCAATGTTGTTGTTGGGTCTCCTGATAAAGAACCAGTGCCACTTATTAATTGAAGTCCACTGTTAGTTGGATAATAATCACCTTCTGATGTTATACTTACTGAAGTTATAGTTCCTTGGTCACCAACATTAACAATAGCTTTTGCTCTATTGGCATTTGTAGTTCCATAATCGCCAGTGGAACCATTCAATACTTCAACATCAACATATGTTCCATACTGATATCCAGCTCCAGCATTTGTAATTGTTGCTGAACCTAATGGAAGTTTTTCATTATAAATTGTAACTGGTCTAGATGCTCCATTAGAATCATTAACAGAACGGAAGTTTGGAAGTAATCTACTGCCCTTTGTATAAACTACAAAGTTTTCTGCTGCTAATGCTTTATAATCAGTAAACTCATTTGATTTCAATGGTGAACCAAAAAGATTTTTTAACCAAATTAATTGAGTAGTTGAATTATTCCAAAGTAATAAATTACCTTCTTGTGATGTTGTAGTAGTTTTATACTTATAAAGTTTGACAGATTCACTAGATTCAATAGTTCTATACCTACCAGTTTCTGCTAAATCATTTCCTGTTAAATCTGTAGTGGTTATTCCACTTACCGTAGAAACTAGAATTTTGTTTGTAGAAGAAGTTGCGTTCCAAACAATAGCAATATAAGTATTAAATCCTCCATAAACAACACTAGTAATTTCTTCGGCACCAGTGATTAAACCAGAGAAATCAATTGTTGACCATTTTCTGGCATTAGAAGAATACTTTGTGAATTGTGCATTTG